CCACGCGACCGACCCCGCCTGCGGCAAGCTGCTTAACGCTTTTGACCTCGTGCGCATACACAAGTTTGGTGGCGACGATGAGAAAAAGTCCTTTGCTGCTATGACGGATTTTGCAATAAAGGATGATACCGTGAAGTCGCAGCTTGCGACGGAGCGCATGGAACAGGCAAACGCCGACTTCTCCGATGCCGATTGGCAGAAGGCTCTGGTGCTGGACAAACAGGGACACGTCAAGGATACGCTCGATAATTTGGTAATTATCCTGCGCCATGATGAGGCTCTGCAGCACATCGCGTTCAACTGCCATCGTGACGGCATCGACGCAAAGGGTGGTCTGCCGTGGGAGCAGCTTAAGGACGGATGGAACGACTCCGACAACGCCGCGCTCAAGGTGTATCTGTCAAACACCTACGGCCTCTATTCACCTACCAAGACGAAGGATGCTGTGTTGGCGGTCGCTGCTGAAAAGGCATATCACCCCATAAAGGAGTATCTGGAGGAACTGCCCGCTTGGGATGGCACTCCCCGCGTGGAGACACTGTTCATTAATTACTTCGGCGCGGCGGACACTACTTACACAAGAGCAGTCAGTCGCAAATCTATGGTGGCGGCGGTCGCTCGAATCTATCAGCCAGGCACAAAGTTTGACAGTGTTCCAATATTGAACGGACCTCAGGGCATCGGAAAATCGACCTTCTTTGCAAAGCTGGCTGGCGAGTGGTTTTCGGACAGCTTGACTCTTACGGATATGCGCGACAAGGCAGGACCCGAAAAACTGCAGGGCTATTGGATACTGGAGCTTGGCGAACTTGCCGGAATGCGCAAGGCAGATGTCGAAACGGTGAAGTCCTTCATCTCCCGTGTGGACGATAAGTATCGCGCCAGCTACGGCGTAAGCGTGGAAAGCCATCCGAGGCAGTGTGTCATTGTCGGATCGACAAATGCGGAATCCGGCTTTCTTCGAGATATCACCGGCAACCGCCGCTTCTGGCCTATTCCAGTCAGCGGTAGCTCCCGTAAAAAGGCATGGCAGATTACGAAGGATGAAGTTGCTCAGATTTGGGCTGAGACGCTGGTGCTCTATCGCCGAGGCGAAAAGCTCTACCTTGAAGGCGAAGATGCTGTGCTGGCAGTCGCGGAACAGGCGGATGCTATGGAGACAGATGAGCGCGAAGGGCTGGTGCGAAAGTACCTTGATACCTTGCTGCCGGATAACTGGGATGAGCTCGACATTTTTGAGCGCCGCAACTTTTTGAGCGGCACTGGTGTTGCTGACATCGGCAAACAAGGCACAGTGCAGCGCAAGCTGGTATGCAATCTGGAAATCTGGTGCGAGTGCTTTGGTAAAGACCCGTCAGCACTAAAGAAGGTGGACTCCTATGAACTCGGCTCTATCATGCAAAAACTGGAGTCTTGGGAGAAGTACACTGGAACAAGACAAGGAACAAGCAACTTCACCCACTACGGAAAACAGCGAGCTTATTCCAGAAAGTAACGGAACGAGCGGACTCGTTCCCACGCTTGTTCCAGTGCTTGTTACGGCTTAATCCCTTATAGAATGGAGGTTTTCGGGCATTGCGGAACAAGAGAACAAGAATTTACCTATTGGTATATATCATAAAAAAAGAGGTAGTAAAGGAACGCAAATATGGGTGCGTGCGCGTGTATAGGAAATGTTGTTCTTCTTGTTCCGCTTGTTCCGGCAGATAAATATGAGAGAAAAAACGATTGAACACAAGTTGACAATCGCGGCAAAAAACATGGGAGGCATCGCGCTGAAGTTCGTAAGTCCGGGTATTGACGGAATGCCTGACCGCATCGTGCTTTTGCCGGACGGTCATGTGGGCTTCGTGGAAGTGAAGGCAACCGGTGAAAAACCGCGTCCTTTACAGCTCGCGAGACATGAGCTGCTTCAACGGCTCGGCTTCAAAGTATACGTGCTGGACGATGAACAGCAGATTGGAGGAATTCTTGATGAAATACGAACCACATAACTACCAGACCTTTGCTATCAACTACATCGAGGAGCACCCAATCGCCGCTGTTCTGCTTGACATGGGGCTTGGTAAAACGAGCATCACGCTTACCGCGCTAAATGACCTGCTGTTTGACAGCTTCGAGGCGCATCGCATTCTGGTCATTGCACCACTGCGAGTAGCACGGGATACATGGCCTGCTGAAGTAGATAAGTGGGATCACCTACAGAGCCTCATCTGCTCCGTGGCAGTAGGCACCGAGTCAGAACGCCGGTCGGCACTTTTGAATCCCGCTGACATCTATATCATCAACCGTGAAAATGTCCAGTGGCTCATTGAGGACAGCAAGCTGCCATTCAATTATGACACCGTTGTAGTGGACGAACTTTCCTCCTTTAAGAATTATCAAGCAAAGCGGTTCCGGGCGATGATGAAAGTCCGACCGACTGTTAAACGCATCATCGGGCTGACCGGCACTCCTTCCGCAAATGGTCTTATGGATTTATGGGCGGAATTCCGGCTTCTGGATATGGGTGCTCGGCTCGGACGGTTCATCAGCCACTACCGGCTTGAATACTTCCAGCCGGATAAACGCAATGGGCAGGTCATCTTCAGCTACAAGCCACTACCCGGCGCAGAGCAGCGGATATATGACAAAATTTCCGACATCACCATCAGCATGAAATCCACCGACCTTCTGAAAATGCCGGAGCTCATCAGCAGCGAATATACAGTGCGGCTCTCCGATGATGAGAAAAAGCGATACAACGAATTGAAGCAAGATCTCGTATTGCAGCTTCCGGGTGGCGATATTACTGCCGCCAATGCAGCCGCTCTCACCGGCAAGCTGTGCCAGATGGCAAACGGCGCTATTTATACCGACGATGGCAGCACCATCACGATTCACGACCGAAAGCTCGATGCGTTGGAGGACATAATCGAAGCCGCCGGTGACAAGCCGCTTCTGGTGGCGTACTGGTTCAAGCATGATCTTGTCCGTATCACCGAGCGACTGCAAAAGCTCCACGTCCCATACTCCAAGCTGGACAGTACCGAAAGCATAAAACGATGGAATGATGGTGAGCTTCCCGTGGCACTGGTACATCCCGCCTCTGCCGGTCATGGGCTAAACCTGCAAAGCGGCGGTTCCTGCATCGTCTGGTTCGGGCTGACCTGGTCGCTGGAGCTTTATCAGCAGACCAATGCCCGTCTCTGGCGGCAGGGACAAAGTGCCGAAACGGTTGTGGTGCAGCACATCGTTACCAAAGGCACTATCGACGAACGGATTCTGAAGGTGCTGTCTAAAAAGGACAACACACAGGCTGCGTTAATCGAAGCGGTAAAAGCTGACCTGCAAATCTGAGTCAATCAACGACAATCAGTGCCAATCCGAGAGAAATAAAATATCGGAGGTACAGATTATGGATACACCTTATGAAAATCTGGCAAACGCCATCGTGATACAAGCAGTCAAGGATTATCGTCAAGCTCTGCGATTCTTAAAGCATCATCCACATACACCGGACATCGATACTGAGGAAGCCAAAGCAAATAAACACAAGCGTGTCCTTCGCAATAAAATTCTTGAGCATGAATGCGAAAGGGACGACATTGAGCGGTTCTTCCGCTCCGGTTGGTTTGAGACGCTCTCCAATCTGGATGGCGAAACTCTCCTGGGGCAGATTCGTGCAATGGAGGTGCTGTGATATGACTGCTTTGGATTTTCTTAGTCAAGCATACCGCATCGACCTTCGCATTGACAGTAAGCTCGAACAGATAGCAGCGCTAAACGAGCTGGCGACAAAATGCACATCGACACTCACGGGAATGCCGCACAATCCGAATCACAGCCTGTCCTCTATGTCAGACGCCGTTACAAAGATAGTTGACCTGCAAACGGAAATCGACCATGACATTCATCAGCTGGTTGATGTAAAGCGTCAAATTGTAACAGCTATAAAGGCTGTGGACAACAAGGAATACCAAACGCTACTGGAGCTTCGTTTCCTATGCGGCTGTACTTGGGAAGAAGTATCCGCAAAGATGGGCTACAGCATCCAGCACACCTATCGGATGCGGGACTGGGCTTTGGCAAAGGTGGTCGTTCCGAAATTGGAGAGTAAATGAGAGTTGTTGTTATTGTGGCATATAGTATAATGGCAGTATAGAAAGTATACCAAAAGAGCCTTGTGGGAGCAATCCCGCAGGGCTTTCTTTATGCCCACGAGGAGGTGAATTAATGCCAATGAAACCAAAGCGACCGTGTTCCTATCCTGGTTGCCCCAATCTCACAGACCGCAGGTACTGCGAGCAGCACGAACGCCAAGAGAGCAAGCGCTATGAGAAGTACGATCGGGACCAAGCTGCGCATCGTAGATATGGACGCGCTTGGAAACGTATCCGTGATAGATACATTGCAGCTCACCCTTTGTGTGAGCAGTGCCAAAAGGAAGGCAGAATTACACCCGCGCAGGAGGTGCACCATATCATTCCACTCTCCCGTGGCGGTACCCACTCCGTTGACAATCTGATGGCTCTCTGTAAATCCTGCCATTCTCGGATTACTGCCGAGATGGGAGATCGCTGGCATGACCGGTAGGGCGGTACAGATCTCTACGGCATTGGGAAGGATAACCGGGCGTGGGGCTTCGTGTTAAAAAACGCGGTTTCAAAGGGGGTATTACCCACTCAAGGAAGGAAAGTGAGTTTTATGGCAAAGGACGGCTCAAACAGAGGCGGCGCTCGTGTCGGCGCTGGCGCAAAAAAGAAGCCCCTCGCTGATAAAATAGCGGAGGGCAATCCAGGCGGTAGAAAACTGACCGTTATGGAGTTCAAAAACACAGCTAATCTTAAGGGGCAGGAAATGCCGCTGCCCAAGGATATGCTCTCGGCTACCCAAAAGGACGGGAAACCGTTCGTAGCTTCCGAAATCTACGAGAACACCTGGAGCTGGCTTAAAGAGCGCAACTGCGCACATCTTGTACAGCCCCAGCTTCTGGAGCGGTATGCAATGAGCGCAGCGCGATGGATACAGTGTGAAGAAGCGGTTAGCGAATATGGCTTTCTTGCAAAGCATCCAACTACGGGCAACGCAATCGCATCACCCTATGTTTCCATGAGTCAAAGCTTCATGAGCCAGACGAACAGGCTCTGGTTCGAAATATACCAAATAGTAAAAGAGAATTGTGCGGGGGATTACAGCGGCTCAAACCCACAGGACGACGTAATGGAACGCCTCCTTACGGCAAGACGAGGTTAATTTATAAGACTGGAGATATACAGATGAGTAGAAGTTACAAAACAGCGGAAAGCGTTTGCGCAGGCCACCCGGATAAACTGTGCGACCTCATTGCCGACAGCATTCTGGACGCTTGCCTTCGAAAGGACAAGGCATCGCGGGTTGCTTGCGAGGTCATGGCTACCAAAGGCAAAATCATCGTGGCGGGCGAAATCACCTGCAGCGAAAAAATCGACATTCGATTCATCGTGCGGAATGTACTCCGCATTGTCGGATACAATCCATGGAAGTTTACGGTATTCGTATTCGTCCACCATCAGAGCGCAGACATCTCAGCCGGAGTGGATACCGCCTTGGAAGCAAGGAACGGTGTTTGTGACCCTTACGGGTCTGTAGGTGCCGGCGACCAGGGCACGGTTTATGGCTATGCCACCGACGAAACACGCGAGAAGCTTCCGCTCCCTCTCGTGCTTTCACATCGAATAGTGAAACGCATTGACGACTGCCGTAAAGGAAAGCTCATCAAGGGCATTCAGCCGGACGGCAAAGCTCAGGTTACCGTGGAATATGAGGATGGCAAGCCCGTTTGTGTTAAAACCATTGTGGTTTCAGTACAGCACGACAGGGATAAAACTCAGGAAGAACTCCGTGCCGACGTCATGAACAATGTTCTGTGGCAGTGCTTTGAGGATTTTCCTTTTGATGACGATACAGAAATCCTCATCAATCCCTCCGGCAGATTTGTCGAGGGCGGTCCCGCTGCCGACACAGGACTCACAGGCAGAAAGATTATGGTTGACACCTATGGTGGACTCGCGTCTCAAGGCGGCGGAGCGTTATGCGGAAAAGACCCCACCAAGGTTGACCGAAGCGGTGCTTATATGGCACGATACATTGCGAAAAACATCGTATGGAGTGGTCTTGCACAGCAGTGCGAGGTCGCTCTTTCCTATGCCATCGGTAAGGCAAATCCTGTGGCGGTCGATGTGAAATCTTTCGGAACAAGCGCGTTGACAGATGAAAACCTGCGCGACATAGTGCTTGCGACCTTCAACCTGCGACCGGCGGCAATCATCGAAAAACTTTGCCTGCGCAATGCAATCTACGCCGACACGGCTGTATACGGGCATTTTAATTCCCGGCTGTTTCCGTGGGAGGATATCAACATTTACACAGAACTGAGAAAGGCGGCGGAACAATATGCAGATAGAAAAGCTTAAAACTGAGCAGCTGATACCCGCCGATTATAATCCTAGAAAAGACTTGAAGCCCGGTGACCCTGAATACGAAAAGCTGAAACGCTCAATCGAGCAGTTCGGCTATGTCGAGCCTGTCATCTGGAATAAGACAACCGGCAAGGTTGTAGGCGGACATCAGCGACTGAAAGTGCTGCTTGATATGGGCATCTCCGAAGTAGAGTGCGTCGTGATAGAAATGGATGAAGAAAAAGAAAAAGCTCTCAACATCGCGCTCAACAAAATCTCCGGTGAATGGGACAAGAACAAACTGGCTCTGCTTATCACAGATTTGCAGGGTGCGGATTTCGATATATCGCTCACTGGCTTCGAGACTGCAGAGATTGAGGACCTTTTTGATGCTACAAACAAAAAAGATGTCAAAGAGGATGATTTTGACATCGACAGTGCTTTGGAAGCAAGAGCGTTTGTGCAGCCGGGTGATGTATGGCTGTTAGGTAGGCATCGCCTTCTATGCGGCGATTCCACAAAAACGGACGATGTCAAGGTGCTTATGGATGGCAAGCAGGCGAATCTGTGCATTACCGATGCTCCTTACAATTGCTCCTACGAAGGTGGCACTGGAATGAAGATTATGAATGACAAGTGGACAGATAGTGATAAATTCTTCCAGTTCCTTCTTGACGCGTTCAAAAATGCCTACGATGTTTTGGCTGATGGCTCAGCTATTTATGCTTTTCACTCCGATGCGGAGAAGGTCAATTTTTTCAACGCTACAGTTAATGCGGGTTTCCACTATTCCACCACCTGCATTTGGGTGAAGAATGCATTGGTAATCGGCAGAATGGACTATCAGATGCGCCATGAGCCAATTATTTATGCTTTTAAGGATACCGCAAGACACAAGTTTTACGGAGACCGTAAACAGACTACGATTTGGGAATTTGATAAACCAACCAAATCTAAGCTGCATCCCACTATGAAGCCATTACCGCTCATCGCATATCCAATGCGAAATTCCAGCCAGGTCAACGGCATCGTACTTGATTTGTTCGGAGGCAGCGGTTCAACTCTTATTGTTGCTGAACAGCTTGACCGTGCTGCGTGTTTAATGGAAATCGACCCTAAATACGCTTCTGTAATTGTTAGAAGGTTTACGGCCTACTGCGGAAACACTGATGCAATTTTTGTAATCCGCAACGGAGAAAAGTTGGCGTGCAAAGAAGTGTATGTTCCGACCGAAGATGATCTGTCAATCAAGGATGGGGACGTTGAGGATTTACAGAAAGTTGGTACCGCAAATGAGTAATGTGGTTTACAGTTTTTCGCAAGATGATGGCAGCTGCAACGGCAAACTGCACGATGGCACGGTATTTCTGTTCGATGCCGCGCTTTTCCCAAGAATCGATGGTATAAGATGAGGGGCAACGGCGTGGCTCTTCCCTGCGTGTGTTTTGTTCTGTCCGGAATCGTATGGGCAGCAGAAAATAAAAGCGTCCATAGTTTTATGGACGCTTCAGCCTGTCGAAGAACCCAGTCGTAGCATTAAGCTGCGGCTGGGTTTTCTGCATAAATATGGCAATAAGCAAGAAGAAAGCGGAGGAAAGTAGGGTCTCGCCAGCTCCAAATTGCCAGCTT